GATGATTGTATAGATTTCAAATACTATTGGTAATTAAAAAAAAGTAAGGATCTAAACTTTAGGTATGGTTATAATATTATATATCTTTATTCTTATTGATAATTAATAGGATAGAAGCGGCTTTTCCGAAAGAAAATCTTTATAAAGAATATTCAGATGGATTTGATAATAATACATTGAATCAATTGGCGAATGATCCACAGATAGTAAAAGATGTTGAGAAATTTATGGATAAAAATGGAGATGTGAAGGAGGCTATAGGGAGAAAATTGGATAGTGTGGAAACAGGAGTAAGATTGGTGAGGATTAAAAATATAATGTTAGGAAAAAACAAAGCTATGGGAATAGATGTGAAGGATGAGACAATAAAAATAAATCTTACAATAATAGGTACATATTAAAAATTAGTAATTACACCATTACCAATAATTGGTTCTCAACAATTTAGTGATTATAAGTGGAGTAATATGAAAATTCAATTACAATTGAATTCGTTAAATAAAAACGAAGAAGTAGGAACTAAAGATTGGATGACAGCATTATTTAAAAAATAAATTTGAAAGAAAAAAAAAATATGTTAAAATAATCGAAATGCTTGAAATTTTGGTGAAATCAGGATTTAGAAGTAAAATATTTTTGTCTAGGTTATTGAGAAAATTTGGTGATTATAATATACCACATAATGTAAATAATTATCCAAATATTAATAATTCTATGAATATTATAAAATTTAGGAGAGAATCAGATCGCTATAAAAATAAGACAATATTATCAATAACAGATTATGATGATAAATCTGAAATTATGGATGGTTTAGATGTGTCATTATTGAAAAATAAATTAATAATTCCTCCATTTGATTACGATGAAAAGAACAGTGAATATAAAATAAGATATCAAAATATATCAGCATTTAAATCGATTTATTTTGATAATTATGATGAGGATGGGATAAATTTTGTGAGATCAGATCTTAGATATTTTAAAAATAGAAAAGGAGTTTTGGTTTATCATGATAAGAATAATTTTAAAGATGATAAGTTAAAGAATTTAGATGATAAAAAAGGGGTTTTAGATTTTTATAAAAATAAATATTTGAATATAGATATTTCTATAGATTTAAAAAAAAAAATATTGGATGATGGATTAAAATATCCTTATTTGAGTGGATTTGATCTTACAAATTTTGAGGATTTGGTAATAAATAATTTGAGGAATTCATATATTTGTTTTATAAATTTAGAATTATTAAATTTCCAAGAAATAGAAGATTGTAAAAAAGAGGTAAATTTTGATGAAATATGTAGAACAGTTTTAGTATTTTTGGATCATTATAAAAATGGGGTTGTAAATAAGGATTTGATAAGAAAATAGATTAGATTTGATATACTAATTTTTTTTGTATTTTATTTCTTTTTTTTTCTTGTAGTGTAAGTTTATCATAATTTTGGTTTATAAAATAATCGAGGAGTTCAATATTTATTTTTGGTAAAATAGGTTCTGAATAGATATATTTATTACCAACTACAACATCTAATTTGAATATTTTAGGATAAAAAGATTTTAATTGATCGTGTTGCATAAGATCTCCTAGACATTTTGGTAATAAATTTTTGGAATAAGGAGATAATATTAATAATAATTGTTTTAGGGGTTGAAAGGGTTGATCATTTTCAAATTTTATAATTAGATTTTTATTATTTTGTAGATAATTGTATAGATCTGAGAATAGGGGTGGCATACGGTGATGATAACAGAAGGTCCAGGAGGGAGGTTTGCTTTTAAAATAGTATTGTAGATTCCATGTTAAAATTTTAATATAATCGTGACAGATTTGGTCAATGAGTTCTAGATCGTAGTTGCGGAAGAAATATTTATAATAATTTTCTTTCCAGTTATGATTAAAATAATTAATTTTATTAAATTCGTGATAATAAATATGGAAGAGAGGATTTTTTTTATCATAAAAATTGCGATGATAGAATCTCATTTTCATTTTTTCGAAATCTGTTAATTTTTCTTCAAATGAGTCTGCATTTTTGTTTCCATTATTTTTGACATAATGAATATGTTTGAGATTTTTTTGAAATTGTTTAAGTTCTTCATTTGATATTTTTTCGACTAGAAGAATAAAAAATTTATAATTGATTTGTACATTATTATTGTTTTCTATTATTAAATTTTCATTAATATTTTCGTAGACTTCTTTATAGAATTTGTTTAGGATTCCCATAATTTTATTCATTTTGTTCATTTTTAAGAAAGGGAGTGGGATTACAAAATCATTACCTGATAATAATGTTAGAAAAATCCAATCATTTAAATAGGATATGTGATTTTCGATTCCTGCGTATTGAGTAATAGATTGTATAAAATATTCTTTACATATAGTCATATTTAGATAAAGAAACTCGGGTGGGTTATTTTTATCATATTTTATATTTTCTCCAAAGTCGGAGAATGGTTTAATAATTAATATATTTTTATTTTTAGGGATGAGTGAGAGGACAATAACATCACCATCTGGGCTATAGATGACATTTATATCTTGGTCATGATTTCTTTTAATATCTGGGATGAATTTATGTTCGCCTTCGCCGGGTACAGATGTATCACTTAATATTATTTTATTTAATTTTAGTCCTTGATAAAGATATCCATTTTGGATTGATTTTTTGATTTCTTTAGATAATTTGTTCATAAATTTGGTACCAGGGGAGATTTTGCTTTTATTAAATTTGATGATGCTTTCTGGTATATTATTTTCTTTTTTCATTTTATTAATCATTGTTTCTTCATATGGTGATTTGAATCTTCGTGCACGTTGTTGTATGATTTTGGCCATGGGTGCGGAACCATCGAATGCAATATATACTTTTTTAGATGGTTTAACTATTTTTGTGATAAGAAATTGTAGAAATTGAATGACTTCCTTGATTAATTCATTTTCGATTTCTTTATCTTTCATTTTGTTGACAACTCTTTTTTCGAATAGATGGAATGCGTTATAAATCATTGCATTAAAATCAATATAGAAATTATCAATATTTTGTTCATAATCTGAAGTTGAAATATATGAATCATTATAATTTTCAATAATTTTTCTAAATAAACTTGGAATACCCATTTTATATATATAATGTTTTTATTTATTAAATTCTTTTTTATATTTTTCAATTATAATTTAAAGAATAATAGTATCAATTTTTTTATTAATATTATTTTTTGTTTGGTTCTAGAACGGTTGTATCTAATGGAGGTTCGGCAGCATCATAATTGGAGTCACCAACAGCAAGATTGGCATTGAGATTACCAATAACATTGAGTTCGTTCATGCGTTGAGTATCCATTAGATCTGAGAATTCGGGTACAGCGAATTCAACAACATTATCTGGTAATTTGCTTTCTAGAGCACCTTTGCAGTATCCGCTTTTAATGCATGATTCATTATTCATACCTCCTTTTTTTTTTTTTCGTGAAAATTTTTTTTTTCTTTTGGATTTCGGTTTTATAAAAGTATTTTTTTTTTTTTTTTTTATTTTGGGGGGAGAATATATATCATATAAGATTGTATTAATTTGGTTTTTTAAATGAGATTTGGAGATGACATTAATTTTATTATGATGAATTAATTTCAATAGAAGTTTAATTTCATTTATTTTTTGTTTTTTTAATTTTTTTTTTTTTAAATTTTCAAGTTTATTTATCATTATTTAATAATGAGAAATTAATTTTAGTTAATGTAGATTAAATGGGATGAAAAGTGAGAATCTTTAAGGAAAAAAAAAGTTTAATAATATAAATGTCTAAATCGAAACGAACAAAAATAATAATAATAGGAGATTGTGGTGTTGGAAAATCTACGATTCTTAAACAATATGATTCTAAAGAATTTGATGCATACAATCAGATACCTACAATTGGTATTGATTTTATAACAAAAATTCATAGTTATAAAAATAAAAATTATAAATTATTTGTCTGGGATACAGCTGGTCAGGAAAGATATAGAAGTATTGTAGAAAGTTATTATAGGAATATAGAATATTGTATTATTGTATATGATATATCCTCAAAATTATCAAGTTTATCTGTAGGATTTTGGATTAAAAATATACGTTTGAAAAGACCGGATATTCCAATTATAATTGTTGGAAATAAATTAGATTTAGTGAATGATGATAATGCTAAATTTAAATTTAAAAATGATGATGTATTTGAAAATTTAATTGGGGAAGTTGAAATTACAGCAAAGAATTATTCAGATGTACATAATATATTTGATATAATTTCTGAGGATATTTTCCATAATATAGAAAAATCTGAAAAGATGTTAAATGACTACAATAAAAAAACTGATAAGAATATAAAATTGAATAATATGATTTGTGTTTGTAGTGATGAAAGATCAAGAAAGTATAAATGTTGTTAGATTATTTTTTTTTTTTATAGAAGGTTAATTTATCTTTATTATTAATTTTTTTTAACTCTCCAATAGGGTTTTTTAGTTCTTCTTTATTTTTTGTATATTTGTATAAAAATTTGACTGGTTCATTTTTCTTTATTAGAAATTTTTTAGTTTTATCTTTGTATTGATATTTATAAATACTAAAATCTGATAATTTTATTTTATTTTTTGAATCATTTGTGGTTTCATTTTTTGTATCTTCATTATTTTGTTCTGTATTATCTGAGTAATTAGTGGAGCTATCATCATTATCATTTGGTACTATTTCTTTAATAGATTGATTTTTTTGAGAATGTATATTTATTTCTGAGTTAGAATGATCGTTTAGGATAAAATTTGAATTTTGGATTGTTTTTGGATGCGTTTCAATTTCGGTGTTGAATAGATTTATTTTTTCTTGTGATAAATTTTCCATTTCATTTATTTTGGATTTTAAGTTATCATTTTCTATTTTTAATTTATGAAGTTCCGAGAGTTCTGGGTTGTCTATGGAAACGAAGGAACACTCAGATAGATCGTTCGCGCTATCATGAATATGATTTGAAGAATTAATTATTTTATTATTATTTTTTAAAGTGTCGTTTTCTGTTCGTAATGTTTTGACTTTTTTTTCTAAAATTGTAATGGTTCTATTTTTTTCAGAAATTTGTTTGCTTAAATTTCTTGTGAGCGAAAAATTATTCCAATTTTTTTTTTCAAATTGTAATTCTGAAACGACATCTAAAAGTTTGATGATAATATTATTTTTTTCTTCAATTAATTGTTTTTGATTATCTAAACAATTATCAAAATTTTTTTTGATATTATTGTTTTGATTTACAAGATTATTTATTGACCAATTATATTGTTTTTCTTTTCCATTTGCTTCATCAATTAATTTTTGTATATCATTTTTTATACTATTTTCATGTTCCATAATAAATATTTTATAATAATATTTTAATATAATATATACGACTATTTAACTTTAAATAATTTAAATTATATAATTTTTAATATGTAAATCAATATAATTTAAATTTAAAATATAATCTTATAATAAATAGATGACTGATAAAAAGTTACTTGATAATCTTCAAAGAATGAATAATAATTTTGATTTTGATCCACCATCTATGAATTTAAAGGATAATGTATATAATTATGCTGATGATATTCCATTTCCAAATAAAGAGTTGAATTTGGGGGATAATAATCTTAATCTTGGTGTAACAGATGATGGTGACTTAAATAAAACAATTGCAGATGGTAATGCTGTAATTCCTTATATGAATTTATTATTATTTGGGGAAAATAAATTAAGAACAAATTGTTGGAATTGTGGTGCAGAGAAATATAATGCTGGTATTTTAGGGAAAAATGCGGTGATTCAGAGTGGAACATGTGGTATTGAAAGTGATGCTGAATGTGCAGGGAAGCCAAGATATATATTTGTAAGAAATATTCCAACGGGGAAGATACCATGTGTGCCTCCTGATCCTGCTAGTACTACTAGTATGAAGGGTATGGTTCCTGGAATAATAGAGGATATTGTTGATGTAAATCCATATGCAACATTTTTAAATTTTCTTGGAAAAGGTGCACAAGTAAATCAACGATGCGTAAAACAAACATTTAATGTTGGAACAAATCTGAGACCAGATTTTAAATCCTATTGTGCACCAGTATATGTTCCTGGAGGTGTACCATGTATGCCAGAGATATCATCATTATTTACGGACTATGGAGAATTTAAAAAAATGAAAAAAAGAAAAAATATTAAAAAAAAAAAAAATGAGAAAATGATTATAATGTTGGTTGTAATAGTTATGATTTTAATAATATTTATTTTATTTTTAAAAACGAAATAGATTATGACATTTATGCGAGTTCATTAACAAGATAAATTTCGCTTTCAAGTTCTTCACTTGAGAATGATATTTTCAATGGATATTTTTTTTCAAATTCTAAGCATATATTTTTTGAGAATTTGTATACTTTAAGAATTTTCAGGAGAACTTCAGCATTGAGTTGTATAGAAAAATATTCATTTTTATTAAATTCGATTTGTTTTTCAATTTGTCCAGTGCAAAAAGATCCAAATACTTTGATAATTAATTTGTTCTTTGTTATGATAAAATGTATTTTTTCATCTATTTCTCTAAATGTTTCAATTAAATTAAATAGATCTTTTGAATCAATAATTATTTTATGACGATATTTCCAATTCAACTTATATGTTTTTTTATTGTTTTCTAAAAATTTTACATTAAATTTTTGTTCAACATTTGAATTTTTGATTGTTAAATTGAGATAGGTATTTAAAAATGTAAAATATAATAGAGAATATCTATTACAAGTTTTAATAACTTTATATATTTCTAATAAATTAATGCTAAAGGGATTTATAATAGAATAATTTTTAAAATTATTAGAATGTATTTTAACTTTGATTAATACTTTATTAAATATATCGGTATTTTCAATCAATAGATAATCTTCATGGAAAAAAAAATGACTATCAGAAAATATATTCTTTAAGTAGCGTAATATATTTTTCATCAAACTACTATCCACAACTTCCAATGACATATTACGCTTTAACAATAAAATAGTTTTTTTTTTTTTTTTAAAAAGAAGAGATTTTAATTACAATCATAACGTTCAAAATGATAGAAATAATTTATTGATAATGAGTAATGGAAAAATTAGAAGAAACTCAAAAAGTAGAAATTGAAGAGGAAAATAATAAAATGAATGAAGAAGATAAAAAAAATTTAATAATATTGAAAAATAAATACAATATAGATTTAGAAATGGCGGAAAAGATTTATCTTAGTTTTAAAAAAAATATAGTTTTATCAATTCGTTATATAGATGAAGAAATTGAAAATATAAATACAATTCATTCACAAACAGGATTAAGTCTTGAGCAATCAAGAATTTTATATTATCAAAATAATAAAGATGTTGTAGATTCAATTACTGAATTTCTTGAAAATGGTTTTAAAGAAAAAGAAAATATAGATGATGAAATAGAAGATAATAAAGAAAATATTCTAGTAAAGGAAACGGAATCATCAATAATTTTAAATCCCAAAAAAAATTATAAACATATTATTGAAATGGGGAAAGATTTGCTTTACGATGAAGAAAGTGGATATCTTTTTGATGCCGAAACAAAAGAATATTTTGGAATGATGCAATCTGCAATTCATAAAATATCTCAATTAAGAAATATTGTTGATGTAAAAGATACTATTATGAAATCAAATAAGAAAAATATTAAAAAAGAAAAAGTTCATGATTTTATAAAAGATTATAAAAAGAAATTAATTGAATGGAAGGAAGAAAAACTTAATAAATGGGAAAATGATAGAAAACTGAGAAATGAATATGATAATGATAAAGAAAAATATTCAAATAAATTGGATGAAGATATTAAAATAACATTTACTGATCAAATAAATAAGTATAATTCCGGATATTTAGAAACTTAAAATAAAAACTGATCAGAATCAGTAAGTTATTTCAGAATAATTAATTTATAAAAGTATTATAATTATGATACTAATTATTCCAATTGGCGGATTGGGTGAAAGATTTAAAAAAAGAAAATATGATAAACCAAAAGCATTAATTAATGTTTTAGGAAAACCAATGATTTTTTATTTATTAGATAATTTAGAATTAGGAAAATTTAATATTATAATGATCATTTATCATTATGAATATAAAAATTATGGATTTGAAGATTTAATAAAAAAAAATTATAATTCTATTAATTTTGAATTTTGTATGGTAAATCAAAATACCAACGGAGCAGCTGAAACAATTAATATTGGATTATGTAGATTAAATAGATTAAAAATTAAAGATATGCCTATACTTTGTTTAGATTCAGATAATTTCTATATTATTGACATTATAAACCTTTGGGATAATAAAAATTGTATATTTAGTTTTTATGATGAAAAATCGTATCCAATTTATTCATATGTAAAAATTAATGAATCAAATAACTTAATTACTATAGCTGAGAAGAATAAAATATCAAATTTTGCTTGCACAGGAGCTTATGGTTTTAATTCATTTAAAAATCTCCATAAAAATATTGATTATATAATTAAAAATGATATTCGAATGAATAATGAATATTATATGTCATGTGTAATAAAAACAATGATTGATAATAATATAACATTCAAAAATGTCGTAATCGATAAAAATAACTTTTATTGTCTTGGTACTCCTTTGCAATTAAGATGTTTTTGTAACAAAATACCACAATCTGAATGGTTTAAAAATAAAATAAGAAAACAAAATATTAGTTTTTGTTTTAATTTGGAAGCATCATTTATTAATAAAAAAGAAGTGAATGATAAATTAATAAAATACAGGATAAATCAAATTATGAAATTAATTATATATTTAGATAAATTAGGAAATAATATTTCTATTAAAGATAGTTTAAAATATTTAGATAAATATAATTTATCTTTAAATGAAAACAATAATATAAAAATAATAAGAAAATTACCTAATAATTTAGATTTTTATATTAATGATTTTCCAAACAAGACAATAGGAATGATAGAAAGGCAAATCGGATTTTATTTGGAAAATATTGTTCCTAGAACTTTTAATTCTATAGAATATAAATCGCCACATGAAGTAGTGAAAAGAGGTAAGGATCTATCTGGTGAGATATATTATTATAAGAATATACCTGATTCGGTTAACGATTTATTTCCGAAATTAATAGAATTTGATATAAATAATAAATATTACAAAATGGAAAAAATATATGGTTTGTGTCTTAGTAATGTGTATTTGGATCATTTGTTAACAAAAAATATTTTAAAATTAGTAATGGAACAATTGAGAAGGATTCAAAGAGTAAAGATAACGAATAATAATAATATTAATCTATATGATAATTATAGTAAAAAATTAATTGCGAGATATAAAAAATATGATTATTCAATATTTCATAAATCCGATGAATTATTTTTAGAATTATTAGAAAAACTTAAAATTTATGAAGAAAATGATAATGGTAAATTGAAAGTTATACATGGTGATTTTGTAATGACCAATATAATCATTAATGAATATAATACTATTAAATTGATAGATATGCGGGGTAAATTAGGAGATAATTATACAATTTGTGGTGATTGGTTATATGATTGGGGTAAACTATATCAGTCCATTATAGGATATGATTCAATATTATTAAACAAGGAACTAAATAGTGAATATTTAAAAATGATGAAAGAGTATTTTGAAGAATATTTTATTGACATATTTGGTTTAGAAGATTTTGAAAATTTGAGATTAATCACCAAAAGTCATTTATTTAGTTTAATACCATTACATGATAGCGATAAATGTATAAATTTTTATGATTTAATATATAAAGTCTAAAATAAAAATTTAATGATAATGAAAATATTATTTTACACCTTTGAACATTTAAAACACCGACTTAATCCATATATTTTTTAGGTTTTCTTATTATAAAACTCTTTGATTTGATTTTTAATTACAATAGGTTTTCTATATCTTGTTTTTGGAACATGTCGTAATCTTGTTTGTTTTAGTGTGATATTTATATCTCTTACGACTCTACCTAAATGAACTCTTGATAGTGTTAGGTCAGGATATTTAGTTTTTAATTTGACTAACAATTCATTCATTGTTATAGTTTTATTTTGTTTGAGTTGTTGCTTTATAAATGAAATATGA